GGAGCTTATGCTAACTGGACTCAGTTTACTTCATCTATTAGAGGAAGAAGCTACAATTCGACTTCTCAGAGATATGAGTGGGATCCTGTTATCACACAGGACGCGGATAGCATCAACATAAATCAAATCGACATACCAATCACTATAGGTGAACAAGTAGAGATCAGAATTAAGTCGATATCAGAAGCAGGATGGCCATCTAATCCAGCATATTCTCAATATTCTAATTCAGTTATCATACCTTTCCCTGATAGCATCAATACTCAAAATGCTCTCAGTGATCTCATAAAGCAAAATCAAGATGCTCTTGCAACAGTTAAATTACAAGAAGCTATCAATGCAAAAGGAATAGAAACACACTTAAGCAGTTCTTTCTATTCAGGCGATCGTTACTTTGCTCACGATTCTAAAGTAATTGCTTCAGGGTTCGTAGCTACAAACACGCAACAACCGATAGATCTTTTCACTAAGCTGAATGATCTTCAGAACGCAATTCTACAATTACAACAACAATTATCTGGTGTAAAGGCAGAGATTTCAATTACATTCTTGGACGAAAATGGAGTGGAAACTCAAGTCGCAAGAGACCAAAAGAACTCTCTTTTCGCTGGTTACTATACAGATGCGGTCAATGGACTAAGCATCAAAAAAGGAGCTATTGTTACCAAGACGTTCTTCATTAATATCAAGAACAATACTCAAACTCCTTTAGAACTAGTTTCTAGAATCTGGGGTAGCAGTGATAGGCAGGTGATTGAATCGCAAGATACAGTGAACGGTGGAAATTCTACAATACCTGCTTCAGTCTATAACTACTTAGACAATTACGGAACTTATAATTCATCTGATAGCGATTATAACACAGTGAGAAGATACGATATCGTTCCATTATTGTTAACCAACCCAACAGTTGCTAGCAATAGTAAATATGGAAACATCAATTCACTTGCGCCTTATCAGTCTTGTCAAGTTAAGGGACAATTCATCTACGCTAGATACAAAGACATTGCAGCTGAACAAGAGTTCTATTCATATCTAAATCCAACCGGTAACAGAATGGATAAATTAGATGATGTAGAAGATTCATATACTAGAACTACAGCTACTACAACCGGAAACAGCTCTCAGTTTATCTGGGGAGGATCTTTCTATTGGGATAGTGGAACTAGTACGTTCTTACCTAGTACTGATTCGGCTTATTCTGGATCTGGTGCAGCAACAGGTGACGTATTAGAAGTACACACTAGTCACCCAATGTTAACTAACTTAGATACATTCAAAGCTTTTTACGAAACTCATACATACGATACTGGAACTGGATCAGGTCTTGGTGCTACTGTACCAAGCTCATCAGATTTGAGAGCGAATGGAACTCCTATCGATGTATTTGAAACTTGTACAGCTGTACAACCTAGCAGCAATATTTTAGGAAGAAAAGTAGCTCTACCTATCTTCAGACATACTAAATTCATCAGCTTATTAGACAGCGATGTAAGAGGCAAACAACAGCCATACTACTTATTTGAAAAAGTAAATGCAATGGGAAGCTCAGGTACTTATAACATTACAGCTAGCCCTACATTAACAGATTCTTCTATAGGTATCATCGGTGGCGGTGGAACTTCTTATAATGGAGCAGGCTTAGGTCCTTTCAATTATCAGAGAGCTGTTAAAATGTCATTTGATTCAAACGATCAATATCTTCTTGGTAAAAAGAGCTGTGGAGCTTATCTTTTCTTATCAACAGATACTCACGATAGCATTGTGGTAAACGGAAAATCTCAAAATTCTACCAGAACGGTACAAAACGGTTCAACATATTCTATTAAAATCCCTATTAGCTTCCAATATAGAATGACAGATTATTACGGTGCAGGAACGACTGGTATTGGTAATATCGGTGGTGATTCTACTGGAAGAACTGTAAATCTTAAGTATACAAAGAGAATGGGAATTGACATATATGTTTCTGGTGGAAATATATTTTCATTCGACATTGAAGTTACAGCCAAATATTCTCCAGACAACTTGAACTTAGACGTAATACCTAAGGTAGACGTATCAGGTGCTCTTAGCGATCTACAAAATACTATCAGAACCGTTGCTCCTAGTATCGGTGGCGGTGGCGGTGGTGGAGGCGTGAAATATGCATTAGATCAAAACGGCTACAACAATTTGTATAACCAGGGAACTTTCCAGAACATCAATTTGCAGTAGTCTATCGTCCTAGCATCGCGCAATTAAAATATATAGATTAGAAATAAAGCGCGTGCATGGCTGAAGCTATCTTAGACAAGGCTTCTTTTCAATTGATTAGAACCAACCCAAAACTTACGACTAACGTGAAGTTAGTGGTCAATAGTGCTGGGAAGATTTTCCTAGAATCATTTGATGCTAATCAAGTATTGTCAACTTCCAATTACAAGGCATCTCCAGTAGATCCAAAGTCTAGTTACGATAAAGACGTGGCTAACTTTTATACTAACAGAAGTACTCCGAAAGAGATTGCGTACTCATCATATCAACAGAGCGGTGACAATGCCGTATTGCCTAGCTATGATCTCCAGTACGAAATGTTCTATGCATCTGGTACTGAAGCTATTTCTTCTGAAGCTTATACAGAAGATCTTGGTATCTTGGCTCCTCTATGGCTAGAAGAGCAAATGCCTGATCACTTCTTAATATTTAGAATAGATGATCCCGTTGCTTTTAATTTGGTGAAGCAGAACAGTTCTAGCAATGGAATAGACGTGGCTAACACTCCCGATTATTTTGATCAAAAGATATTACAAGCTTGTACACTGATTAAATCGGTGGATCTTACGCCTGCATCAGACATAGGTTCATATTTAAGAAATTATCGCAATCAGGCGAACTTTCCAGAATCTCCACTATTCTTGAATCTCCAATCTGATCAGATGACTCAATATAGAGGAATCTCTTTCGCTGAAGGCAGATTCGCAGATAAAGGAGAACTACTCTACAGTGAATTCTACAAGAAAGATAAGTCGATGATCGAGCAAGAGTACTTTACGACCAGCGGATTCGAGAGAAATGGCGTTATAGTAGCAAACTTGATCAATTTACAATTCTTATTTTCTGATGCAACTGCTGCAGATTATTCCATCAACAGATATTTCGGTCTTTATGCAAACATGGTGGAAGAAGGGACTTTCAAAATAGACAGTGAAGGATTCTACGTCAATTCTACAAAAGAAAAGAATCAAAAACCTGCTTTACCGACAGCCAATGCTCTAGAGACTTTGACATATTTTTCAGTAGAGAACCCAGAAGGTGTGGTGATGTATTATCAAAATGATAGTTTAGCAACAACTACAGGGGAACCTACATCAGATAGAGTAAACGAAGTAAGTTCAATATTTGTAGTAAAAGATAAAAACGGTCTACTGCATTCTTTGAAAAAAGGAGCTCAATGGGACGTTAATTCTGTGAGACTCTCTGATACAAAGGTAAACGTTGCAGACTTTGGAGGTTATACCGCATCTAATGGATTCTTTGATACGGTTTTATTAGAGGGAAAAGCTAAGGCTTCAGTCAGCTGGAAAATTTCAGGAGAGATTCCTTTAGGCTACACTATTAATTTTTACGATGGATCAGGATTCACTCTCACCTTAGAAAGCAATGCAACTCTAGTCAATAATAAATTAGGAGCTAATTCTTATGGAAAGAGCTTTGAATATTTTTTCAACGGACAAGGACAACCGATGGACATTGCTAAATCTATAGTTTCTGCTCTAAATTTTTACGGGCAAGGACAAAGATTTTTTAGCGCAATAGCACAAGACGATACAGTAATAATATTCTCTAGATTCGGAGGATCTCGTTTTAATAGATTGAATTTTGAAGTAGATGGGACAATCGGGGTGATTCCACAATTGACTGTATTCCCTAACAAATACGATTCAGGTAAATTCTATTTCACCGGAGGTTCAGATTATCAAAAATCTCGAGTCAAGATTCCTATGTCTCTTCACTCTTCTATCGTAGGAAAATACACAGATTTAGAGAACTACAGTAAAGCAGAATGTCTGGGTTATGGGTTATATTTAGACGAGCCGGTCTTCAATCAAGAAGGGGCGCCTGTACAATTCAAAAATGTAACAAATTACGTCTCAGCTTTCTTTGATGAAGATAATATCAAGAAAAGTAAATCAGGCGGAATTGCAGTCTACGATCTTTATAGCATTCCCTTTGGAAGACTTTCGGTCTTCCCAGTAAGAGATTTTGACTTTGACTTTTACAGTAGTCAATATAGTGAAGAAGGCGAACTTGCAGAAGAGTACAACCAATACAACCAGAACGTTAAATTAGTAAATCCTTCACAGCAGATATTGATGGTTCCTGTCAATCAGGGATCTTATCCTAATATCGTCAATTTCTATAAAAACGGTGGTTTCACTAAATTACAACCAGTATTAGAAAATACTGCGAACAGCGACATAGAAGAAGTTATCATATTGTCAGAATATGACAGACTATTTGAAAACTTTAATAAAAATCTAGCTCTCTTTTCAAGAACAAATCCTAATGTCTGCAAATGGGTATACGATAATTACGGCAAGGATGTAAGAAACAAACCTTATAGATTCAATTTCTCAGATGCATTCGGGGTCTATAATTTCTCTCCTTCTCCGTTATCTAATAGACAAGATGCTTTATCATTCTCCCATGAATGGTATTATCTAGGACAAGTTCCAGATTATTTTTCAGATTCTGGAATGATGAACTCCTGGAGCTATTTCAATTTCACGCCTAATGATAATGTAGGAAGTACTTTAGGTTTCTTCCAAGACATAACTAGCGATAATTTCGGTGACTTCTTTACTGTAGATCACTTGATTTCTAGTGGAGGTGGATCTCCGATATTTGCATATTTTGATAAACAGATCAGATTCTCTAGATTCATCGGAGGCGATAATCAGAATTTTTCACAGACTTTTTTCAGAGGCATTAAAGTCATAGCAAAAGAAAGAGTAGAAAAAACTGTCCACTTAAATTATAACATAAATTCAATACAGACTGCAAAGAACTCTAATTTCAACGATTATAGATTTGCAGCTATTCTCATACCGACTACTAGAACTGATAAACCAAATTTCCAGATAAAGGTAGTCAGAAACAAAAAATGGAAGACATTAACGATCATGATATTCTTGAACGTTAATTATCCGACCATGCAACCGGGTGCGAACACTTCTTCTATAGACAGAACTTTGCTCTATAATTTACAAGGCTTGATTAAATCAGGTACTTTTACAGTCTCTGGTTCTAATTTCACAACGTTTAACCCGAACATCGGTTCAGCAGTAACTGGATTCTATCCTTCTCCTGTTACGAATTACAATCCAGCTACTTATCAGGTCACAAAAATGTCAGGTTGGATAAATCCTCTGACCAGCACCGGAACGCCTGGTGGAGTTTATACTATAAGAGGAGTAGGAACTAAATTCTTAACTGAAATAGTCGCTGGCAGCGATGGACTTTTAAAAGATATTACTTTTAACGTCGCACCTAATTCATATAAAATCTCTCAAATCACTAAAGTTTTAAGCAACACTACCTTAGAAGCTTTATTAGTACAAGAAAACGGATCTGATATTTCACTTCCTCTTTCAGGTGTGAATTTAACAGATTTTAAACATGGTACCTACGGTCTAATCGGTGGTGGTTTCGGAGTTCTTACTAATAGAATGAATCAAGTGAGCTTCTCTAACATTTACAATATGTTGAACCAAGGTTCGCCAGATGTAATATATGAGACGGTGAGTGAAACTGGGGCACTGACGCATAATGATTTCTTAGTCGAACTATCTTCAGGTAGTTTAGACATGAAAGCTTCATATTTGAGATATGTACCTGATCCTAACAAACCAACTGCATTTAATTTGCAGGATGTCGTAGGTTATGAGTTTGCAATATCTAAAAACCCTGGAGTGATTCCGATATACAGACAGCCAGGCAACTATAATATTAAATTTGTGGATCTCTTTAAATTCAAAGATCCTTATTTGCAAAATATTATAGAAAACATAGCGCCTACATCATATAAGCAAAATGTATTGAATCTTTGCAGATATAAAAATACGCAATTCGATACAAACTATCCTAATTTTGGACAAATCAGAAATTACTTCTTCCATAAAGTAAATTCTACTAATCCGGGTTCTATATTAGAACTTTCGAGTAATACTTCATATAGCAGCGTATATCCTTTAATCGGAGAAGTTGCAATAGACAAGAGAGATAAATTTTACGTCTTTGCTTCATCTTGGGATCCAGGGTATTTCACTACATATTTGACTAAAACTAGCAAATCATTGTCACCTGGCACTTTTGCTACCCTTGAACAGAAGAGCTTCTTTGGTTCTAAGTATCTTAAAGTTCCTCAGACTGTAATATTAGAAAATCTAGATACTTCTGAATTTTCATATTCATACGATAGTCAGAATACACTAACCGTATCTATAGATCTTCAAGCTAGACTGATTAGATTCTTTAGAGAGAATGCTTATAACATGTTCTTAAAATTTGTGAATCCAGCATATACGAATTTCTCACATACTGATCTTTCACAATTCATAAATTCGTATGTAGAAAAGAACGTACTTCCTCTCTACAAATTGAATAATGTCAACATGTATCTCAAAGAAACTGCTGGTGGTACAGATGACTTTAGTTGGATGGCTTCTAGCAATCTAATTAAGTCTCAAGGTGGCTTGACTATCAATAAGAACTTCAGCATTCAAAAACAACGAGCGGACAGCTTAAATTTCAGTACAATATATAGAAAGAAGCTAGGCTACTCAATATCGGTCGGAATCAGCATAAATCTAACTAAGAAATAATGGCGATCACAATATACGAAATTATCGCATCGGACACCATCTCCCAGATGGCAGACAAGGTCAATTACAACTTTGACCAGCTGCTACAAAACGGTGGAGGTCCGGCGGGACCACAAGGACCACAAGGTCCCTTCGGACCAACTGGCCCTCAGGGCGTCGCAGGTCCTCAAGGAATTAGAGGTTCTAAATGGTTTGAAGGCAGCAGTTTTCCAACTTCTGGCGTAAATACAGGTGATCTATTCTTAGACGTGAGTGGTTTAGTTTACGAATATAACGGATCAACATGGGTTTCTACTGGAATTGATTTAGTAGGTACTGGTACTGTGTGGGATGAAATTAACGGAGCATCTACTAGCATTAGCACTTCTTTGCCGGCTTACACATTTAGATATTTAAGACCTTCAATAAAGTTATCAACTAGTTCAGCCGGCGCAAGCAATGAACAAGCAGTATTAATCGGTGCAGCACCTTATGGCGCTGCAGATGATCAAGGAATAACTACACCGCCTGTTGATTATGTGACTGATACTTATGCAGCTGATATCAAAACAGATAATGCTACTCTTTTCGTTCACGCTCCTAAAGAATTAGGTCAAGGCAAGAACATCGTATTGTCTAGAACGATAGGCGATGGCTCTTCTTCTTTCAATACAGATGTAGTATCAGATATGAGCTACATCACATTAGATTTAGCTGATGGAATTGAAATATCAGGACAAAAGAGAGTAATAAATTCTTCGATATACGGATCTTATCCAGAAGGAATTTTGATCAATACACAAGACTCGAGAACGAGGGTTAAATCAGGTAGAAACATAATCATAGAAACTGTAGACCCTTTAACAGGTTACAATTCTAGCATATTCGGATCTGATAACAGCGTTGGAAATATCACAGTGCACGCAAAAGAATCTACGCTTTCAGGCTACGGCGGCGCTGCATTGACTTTGAAAAAAGGAACGAGTGGATCTTACGGTGATGCTATCATTGTCTTAGGTAATGTAAATCCTACGCAACCTGCAGCAGCTGGAGATACTACGATCTTCATGAAAAATGCGGGAACTAGCGGAGACATCATAATGTTATCCGGACGTTCTATAGTAACAACTTCGGGTAGAAGCTTTGCAATCAATACACCAGGAGCAGATAATATTTCATTGGATGTTAGAGGCAATACGGCTTCTTCTCAATTGGTCTCTATCAAGAAAAATAATAATTCTGAAGCATTTGGTCTTTCTACTAGCGGTAGACTTACCCAAGCTTTGGCATTCCCTTCTAACGGTGTAAATTCTACAGATCCAAACTCTTTAGATTATTACGAAGAAGGTTCTTGGGCTCCTAATTTGGGTGTCTTCAATCCGAATTCAATCAGCGGAACTTTTGGAACTAGTGGAACTAGCAATTACAGTGTCGTAAAATCTAAATACACAAGAATCGGTAAGATGATTACCGTTGATGCAGTATTCAATATTACGATACCAGGTTCGCTTAGTTGCCCAGGTTCAATAGATCACTTTGCGGCTAGTTTAATAGTGACTGGACTTCCTTATCAACCGGACTTAGACAATTCTACAATATCACCTACAAACCCTAACACAGATTACGGAATGCCTTTCTATTCTGCAGGCGCAACTGGATTGGGAGCAGCATGTTCTACAGATCCTAAAGTTGGAACTGTAAAAGCGTCATTCTATTGCGCAGGGACTAGCGGAGCAGCTATGGCATTCTTCGTACAAGATACTAACGATGTCAATATGAGAAGATTGAGTTTTGTAGATTATCAAGGATCTACAAACGCAACTCTTAATTTCAGCGCAACATATCTAATAAGCGAACAGGCAAACCCATGTTTAGGTGCAACTAGTGGAACTGGAGGTACGGGTGGTACGGGTGGTACGGGTGGTACAAGTTCGAATAATGGAACTGGAGTCTTAGTAATTTCTCAGACACAGGCCCCTTCTTCTGCACAACAAATCATAATTGAATCTAGTGATGATTTGATGACATGGACTCAACAAGATACTTTATCTAGATCTAGCCCAGGAACAAGCACGAAGACAAATACTACTCTACCTTCATCTTCATACTATAGAGCTAGATTGACCAATAACACTATCGGTAGTGGTGTCGCAATGCTCGGTAGGACTTGGGAAATTTCAAGTAGCGGTGGAACTAGTGTCGGACCTATTGCATCTCAAGGGCCTGATACTTCAGGTTATGGTGCATCTATCACATGGTACGCTCCTAGTCCTTGGACTTCTGGAAAAGGTTACATCTTTGAAGCTAAGTTCTATGGAGCTGGAAGTTTCACACAAACTGGCAATACTACAGGTGGAAGCTATCCAAATTATTACAGGTACCAAACATTCACAGTTGGACCTTACGTTAACCCGGGAGACACCTACTATGTAGAAGTTTATAGTCACGTAGTAAATTATGTCGTTCAGGCTTATGATACAGCTGCAGACGTTGCTACAGGGTTGATGTATGCCATAAATGCAACATCGACTTCAGATTGGAATTCTGCAGGTAGTGCACCGTTTGGAGCTTATGCATTCCCACCAACCGCAACGGTATCCGGAACTGATGTGAATGTAACATTGAACTACGCTAACCAAATGGGATGTGGAATAGTATAAAAATTTTATCAACGTTTAAATAAAAACAAATGACACAGGACGAAAAGAAAAAAGCAAGGGAGTTTGTATACACATACAGCTCAATGTATTCCAAGATTGATTCAGCACAGAAAAAAATCGAGGACCTGAAAAAAGAGATGGAACACTTGCAGGAAGAGATGTTGAAGGTGAGAGAAGATGAAAAGATCTTTATCAACGGTCTCAGACTCATATATGGTACAGAGAAGATCAATGCAGATTATCTTCTAGAAGCTCTAAAAAATGACGTAGTATAATGAAAGCAATTTTAAATTTTGTAAAGGCTCATTTCAAGTTGATTCTTGAGATCGGTCTTGGACTATTTTTGCTCTATTGGATTTTGTTCTTCTTGACCCCGAAAGTCGAGATGGGAGCAGAATCTAAAAGACAAATCGATTCCTTGAACACTTACATTAAAGACGTGGAAAAGGAACAGAAAGTATTAGATGAAAAAATCGGAGGTTACAACCATGAAGTAAATCTAGTAGAGAGCAGAATAGAGAAGATAAAAACTCAGAAGGAAACAATCAAAGAAATATACCATGAAAAAATTAGTTCTGTTAATACTTATACTGACAGCCAGCTTGACAGCTTTTTCACAAACCGCTACGGATTCAATCCCCGTTAAGAGTTTTCCAATTCCTGTCGTTAAGTTGATAGTCAAAGATCTCATGAGAGGAGATTCAGCGATCAATCTTTTACACTTGACTGAGGTGCAGTTAAAAGAAACTGAACATAAAGTAGTACTCAAAGACAGCATCATAAACACGATGACGATCAAAGAGTTAAACTATAACAAGATCATAGATGCGGAAAGAGGTAAGTTTTCAATAATGGAGAACTACTCTAAAGATCTAGAGAATCAGTTAAGAAGAGAAAAGGTTAAAAATAAATTCACGAAAATAGTATCAGGTGGCGCTATGGCTGCTATGGCATATTTTCTCATTTTACATAAATAACATGACAAGTTCAAGGTTCATACCAATTTACGATGGAGCTCTGATAGAATATGTCTATTCGGATCCAGTCAGTCCGCTAACTTATAGCACGACTACTCTCCCAATAGAGATACTCATGGATGCATATACAGGTAACAGTTACATGTTCAATCCGATTGCATACGAGAACATCAGCCACAATATAAGAAGCAATTCAGCAGTGCCGATAGACGCTAATCTATCGACTTTCGCGTCTTTGACGACTGATAGAAGCATTTCTTATAATGATGTGGACCCTGATCTCACTCCAAATTCACAGGTCCTACAATCATTTTCACCTGCACAAAATATCGTATATGATACGGTGAAAGTGCATTTCGCAGCTGGTTTCAATTTTGATAATTTTGATGGATTCATCTTCCAAGCGAATTATCAAATGAGAGACATGGTTCGTTCTGGATTGATGTCAAGAGTCTATTTAAAAACTGACACTCCTAATTTCAACCCAAGACCTTTCATGATCGGTGAGAGATTGTACTCTACTTATATAGAATTAGACATTCCTTCTCTCAAGCACATCATCGATAATTTCTATACTCAACCGAATAATACTAACACTTTAGGTTATAAGTTGACAAGTGGAAAGGGATTCATTAAGACTAGCACGATAGATCTAACAGTCTTTGGAATTTATAAGACTACAAAGGAACAAGGATTTCCAATTTATTCTACTAAAAACTTAAATACTGTATCTTTACCTCAGACTGATCCTTTCAATTTATTATCTGCGGTGGTCGAGCAATCAACGACTGGAGACTACTTTGAACTATACGGTGAATATGCGGGACAGATATTTGCAGATTTCATGGCTAGTCTAAATTCACAACCTAATGGTAATTGGGTTGTAGTACATCAGATAGACATGAAAGAACAGATAGGAACTTCTTTTGTAACTACTTCTTCTCAATCGATAACTCAAGTTGACAATTACGATCTTCCTACTATATACAGACCGGTAGTGATGAATTCTTCGATAGCAGTAAGTTTTACTATAGATTATATCTTGAGAATTATGAACAGAGACACTCAAGAGCAAATCATTAGAAATGCTTCTTTGACTTCAAGAGAAGTAGGTATCTACGGTAGAAAACTTCAAAAGATCTATTTAGGAAAAGTACCTGAGATCGTTAAAGTCTATAATAAAGTGGTGGCTGACAATTCAAAACAGATAGTGATCGGTGGAAATACTGTCAATGTACAACAAAACCAAACGGGTCAAGTGGCTAATTCGCCGGTGACTACTCAGGTCGTAGTTAACACTGTCTTCAGAGACAGATCTACTGTACTTGCAAAAATATCACCAGTCACCTTAACAGTAAATCAAAACACAGGTGGCTAATAGCATATCAACAAATACACTGACAACTGTCACGGCTTCTACCTATACTTATTTAGCACAGGCCACGACACCTAACACACCGGAATATCTTCCTGGTGACGGGACTCTTGTAGTTCCAGACTTTGATAGCTATGTAATGTTTGACTTTTCTCAAAAGCTTCCAGATAATACTACGGTAGAGACTGATTTGTCTTCTGCAGGTGTGATCTATTTAACTTTTGTAGATGATCAAAGACAGGTTAAAATACCCTCTTTGGATAAAGTAGCAAATGCTAACAAGGTGATAGGACAAGTAGTATTCAAAATATCATCAGATCAAAGTTCTGCAATATTCCAACTCTCTAACAGATATTATTTTGTATCTTCTGCAGTTTCAGTGGGATCTGCAGTAGTCAATGAGACTGTCATCTATTCAGGAATTTGGCAAAAAGCAAATGAACCTGAAAGGGTGACATATTCAGATAGGCTCAGACAGCTTAAGACTCAAGATGCCGCATCTAAAAGCACAGCGGATGCATTACAGAAAGAAGTAGATGATCTGTTAGCTCAAAAGAAAACTTATTCTGATAGATCTACAAGCCTAGACAAAATATTATCAGATCTTAAAAATCAAATAGGTTCTACTAGTGATGAAATATCTCAAATAGAGAGCAAGATAGAAAAGCAGAAAGAAGACGCACAAGCAGCAGCTGATGCTGCGGCTCAGGCTTCGGCAGATGCTAAAGCTGCCCAAGCTGAAGCAGATGCTAAAAAATCTAAGAGAAGAAAAGCAAAAGTATTAGAGAACAAACACACTTATACTTTCTGGGAAAGACTCAGCGGTATGTGGAAGAATCCTATAGGTCTAATCGGATTTGTAGTGAATCCTTTTGTAGCAGTAGGTCAAATCGCATCAGCTGCTAGTAGTAGAAAATACAGCGTAACTTACGAATTAGAATTAGAAGATACAAAGGAGAAAGTAAAAATTAGAGGATTCAAAGCCATCTATTCAGATAGAGATAGTTTTATCAAAAATGTAGGAGTTGCGAATGCAAAAACTGGAATAGATGATTCTTGGTTCTCGATAAAAGATTCTGAAGGAGCTAGACCAGCTGCAGGAACTATCACATGGCTCGCATCTATTGAAAAGAGATTAGATCAATTTGATTCTAAAGATCAATTTAAGACTATGGTAGGAACAGATCCAGTAATAGAACCACCAGCAGCTTACAATGATTCAGATAAGAGCGCTGCCGCATTCTATCTCGGAGGAAATGATCTATACTATTATAAGTATGTAACTTATGCTAGAGACGTAGATCCACAGAAAAAAATAACCGAGATAATCGGAGAAGTAGAACTATAATATGGTAGACATACTAGTAAGCCCATTCGACAACTTTTTTCTCTTCACCATACAGTCTCAGGTGAACGGGTCGCAGACTGCGACTGACTTATCAATTTATAGAGAAGCTTATCTGACTTTCAAAGATAATGACAATTATGCAGTGAGAATAAAATCTGCTCCTCTATATGGAACAGATGCGGCGACTAAAGGCGAGATCTCTTTCACGGTTCTCTCTTATGACGCACAACAAGCTAGAAAAATAAAGCAGAAGAATTTTTTAATATCAGTTATCAGAGACTATCCAGATAAAACTTCTGACGAGTCAGTGATATATTCAGGGACATGGGATCTTTTTGAAAAGAGTGCAGAACTTGAATATAACACAGTTTCGGCTGGAGTCCAAGCCAATTTATCGCAAGATCTTGCGAATGTTGATGCTCTGACTAAACAGAAAGCTACATTAACAGCAGAAGTAGCAGCTTTACAAGATGCAGTTTCCTCAAAAGAGAGCGAAAAATCTTCTCTAGAAACAACATTAAACGCAAATTTAGCTAAGCTTTCCAGTTTAAAAACTAGCGGTCGTACAATTGATGGAATGACAAAGCCTGGACAAGGCGCACAAGCCATGCAGAACGACACTAACGCTTCTTTAGAATCTGGGCAGAAAGCAAATATTGCAAAAGTGATACCTGAAGTGGCAACACCATCGGATGTTGCGGCAAACCTCAGAAGAGGAGCTATTAACAGGACTTTCACTACAACAGACCCAAATGCTAACTTTAAATAATGCTACAGAGCGCCAAAAGTAACCAGTTTAGATTCAATTTCCCGAGAGCTTTCATCCCGGCAGAAATCAGTGCAAAGTATTCTAAATACATGAATAGAATACCAGGGAACATTATCAGTGATCCACTGGAACTGATCAACTATTCAGTTCAATCTATAGTGTTACCGAGCTTTTCCTACGATCCTGTCCAACAGGTCGACAACCCAGGAGCTAAAAGACAATACAGGTCTTCTTTGCCACAAATTGAACTCTTTGCGAAAGAACTCAGAGTCAGCATGCAGGCGTTTGATGGCTGGTTCAATTACTGGCTCATGTATGAGACATTCCAGTACTACTACAATTTTGCTGAGAAGAATCCCTATCTGCCTGACGGCTTTAGACTTCAGATGATAGATGGTGAGGGTAACATATTGGTCACTATTAGATTAGATAGAGTTCTCTTTCAGAGCGTTCCCGATCTGAATCTCAATTTCTCAACGAACACTCCTGACTTCAAAACCTTTGAGGTGGTCTTTGTCTACAATAACTTGTGGATTGACCTCGAGTTCCAGTAAATATATAGAACATGAAAGACATGCAAACATTCAACGAGTTCATCGGAGAAGCTTATGACCCTAACGAGATCGAGGCTCTATTGAACGAGAACGTTGATCAGAATATGATTGATGAAGCACTTGCTGCTTTCATCAAAAAAGCAAACGAAGAAGGTTATACCATCCAACAACTCCAAGAAGAACTTGCAAATGAGGGATTCATCGGATCTATATTGGGAGGTCTTACCGGATTTGCTTTAGGACAAGCAGTTGGAAGAATGGTAGCGAACGCATTAGGTGTAGAAAAAGGACTCTTATTCGACCTCATGACTTCAAGAGTCATCGGCGCAGCTATCGGATATCACTTAGGAAAAAGAATCTAAACAAAACATAAAAATGAAAAAACACGTCAAACTCTTCGAAGATTTCATGAGTGACAAAGAAAACTTAATGATCGCAGAGTCATTATCTTCTCCAATACTTGCTGGTATTCTTAATTTAAGATACGCAGGCAATGATCTTTTCAAATACTTCTACGGAGCATCTAAGATTCAATTGGATAAAATTCAAGATTCTGACATCATCACAGCTACTCCAAGCGAAGCCCTCAGATGGAAAGGTGATGGAGCTATCTTCTACGTTAGCACTACAGAAAAAGAAAACCCTTACACTCCTGACAATGCTGCATGGGACTATTCTAGCGTTTCTGTCATCCCAGCAAATACTCTTTTAGCTATCACTACAGGTGATAATAAATTCATGGGGACTGACTGGACCAAATGGAACGGAAAGACTCTACGCACAATCGATAGAGTTAGTCAAGGTAATAGCGGAGTCGGTATCAAAAAACCAGCAAGAGGTTGGGACGCAACAGGTTTGGTAAATGCAAAGAGAATTGCAGAAGTTTCAGACGTTGCTTACATCGTTGATTTTGCTGCTTTAAGAGCTAATTATGATGCAAGAGGAATTAGAACTGATAGAGCTGCAGCTAGAAGCGGAGCAACTGCAATGATGAGCGACAAAGAGTTCAAACAACAAAACATGGCTAGATACAAAGAGATCTTAGCTACTAGATATGAGAATGATGGCGTCGACCAAGAAGTACAAAGAGCTATCGAAAATGCAACTGCTATGATAACTGCAGGCATGAGAAAGATGGATCTTAACGGTTACGGTGAAATCAACTTCGGTAAGAATAAGAGAGGCGGACTAATTCGCATGTCAGACATTACTAACTGGATGAGCAATCTAATGAGCGATTACGAAAGATATGTTAGATATGCGAACGATTCAAAAGGGAATGATTATTACGAAAAAGAGAAAAAGACTTACGCTCTTAGTATCAAAGATAGAATTGAAAAGTTCAAAAAGAACGACATCGGTTGGTAATTTAAAACAGAAACATGAAACACATAAAAGAATTTGAATCTTTCTTAGACGAGAAGATCAACGAGACAACTTATATCTTCCACGTATATCCAAGAGATGAATACGGAGATCATATTCCGACTAAGAAGAAAGAAGTAAAAATCAATAGAGCGAGCATTGAAAGTGCAAGAGACGTTCTCTATAAGAAATATCCAAGATCAGATTTCTTTTCAGAACTCTATTCTACTTTAAACGAAAAGGAATTCTCATCTGAAGAAAGAGAAAAATTAGCAGATAAAGGTTATGCTCTTCCTGATGGAAGCTTTCCGATTGCTACAGTCGATGACTTAAAGAACGCAGTACATGCTTTCGGTAGATCAAACGATGAAGACAGAAAGAAAGTGGCTCAACATATCGCAAAAAGAGCGAAAGCATTAGGTCATGCGGATCTCATTCCTCAGACTGACATCTTCCAAAAAGCTCTTAAGGAAGATCTTGAAGATACAATGTGTCAATGCACAGGCTGTGGTGCTACTGCAGAATATGAAGCATACCAAGAAAATCCTAACATGACTTGCGACGAATGTGGTGGTTCATCATGGGCTACTTCAGTGTCAGAAGGTGCATTTCACGTAGCTCTCTATAAAGCTAGAAACGAAGGAGCCAAAGAGTTTGAATTCAAAGGTCAGAAGTTTCCAGTTCACCCTAAGAAGGGAGAGCCTGAAATGATCGATGAAGAAGACGAAAAGGTAGAGGAAGGTGTAGTTTCTATCAAAGGCGGTAGAATCTTAGCCAATAAAGTCCTCAATAAATTGGTGGACATGGACATCGTTCCAGTAAAGAAAAAGTCTGAAGAAGCAATCGAAGCAATCGCTTCAGTTTTGGCTACGACTTCAATGTCTGAATCTCTTAACGAAGGCACTTACGAAGTACATTTTTCTGATGGAGTAAGAGCTTCTAAGAAATTTAATAGTCAATCACAAGCAATTTCTTTTGCTAAGGATTTGATCAAGAATAAAAAGGGTTTGCAATTCGTAGACGTATTTGATGCAGGTTCTGGTTTCCACTCTACTGCAGATACTGATGCAATTGTTGCATGGTGGGGAGACGGTTCTTATACGGATAACAAATCTAAGAACGATTCTAAACTTGCAGCTAAAAAGATTGAAGAATCTCTTGACGAAGCGATGGTACAAGTCGCAGGCAAAAACAAGCCTTCAGGTGCACAGGTTCTTGCTATGGTTATCATCGATCACATGATTGAGAATGGCTACTTAAAACCAGGAGCTGATAAAGTCAAGAAGGAACTCACAATGGATCTACAGAAATTAATCATGGACAGCACGTTCTAAAAATCACAATCATGAAATACGTAAAATTATTCGAAGACTTTGTAAAGATTATCGATAGCAAAAAAATGTCGAAGCGAGCTTTTTTAGAAGAATTAAAAAAGACAAAAAAAGGCGACTTGATTAAAATAATTCGTAAAGATGGTGCACTTTGGCATGAAACGATTGTATATGGTACGTATGTACTTTCAGCTAGAGATTGGGAGGTTAGCGGAAATACAACTATAGGCCCTGCTTGTACAGATTTTCAGACCCGAGGTCTCTCTAACTATTATCAAGATTTTTGGTCAATGATGCTGAACGATGAATTTCAAATACAAATCATAAAAAAGGACAAATAATGAAACACATAAAATTATTCGAAGACTTCGTAAAAGTCGATGAATCTATTGACATCAAATACTGGTCAGATTATAACACTGATACTTCAGGACAAAGTGACCCAGATTATGCAAATAAATCTAAAGATTTTGAAGGCACTTTCAAAGAAGCTGTAAAAGACTGGAATGATATGGGAGAAGATCCAATAACTAATCAAGAAGCTGAGAAAGTTAAAAAGATCGCAAAAGAATTCTTCAATAAGACAGGTTGGATCTCAGTTAACGTTGCAAGCGCAATGATAGCACAAGAAGCTTAATACTCACCTCAATACTCAATATTTTGCACATAGGCATAGACTTTTCGATCAACAGTCCCGGTATCTGTATCAGGGCTGTTGATCATTTACACTTCATCGGTTTTTATAACGATCAGGGCAAGTTCCCAAAGAAAGATCCCAAGGGTTACGCCACTCACCGAGAAATCTCTTCCTTATCGGACGTAGACATCATCCATTTCAATAGAAGGGCAAAGCACGAAGACTATTCGATAGACCAAGCCCAAAAGATCGAAGACAGCCACACTCTGGCGACTCTCATTTCTGAGAAGGTTCCAGCTGGCGCACCTGTCGGCCTCGAAGGCTATTCTTATGGATCCAAAGGAAACTCATTCATCGACCTCATAGCTTTCAACTCAGTCTTGAGGAACAGGTTGTACCTGGACGGACACACTGTCAAAGTCTATACTCCTTCTCAAGTGAAGACTTGCGCTGGGAAGGGAAACTTAAATAAACAAGGAATGTTCTTGGCTTTTGTCGAGAATCGAACTTCTGACGAGCTGCTCTCGGGCTCTGAATTGTGGAAGTGGTGTGTCGAGCGTCGGGACTTTGCTCTCAGCGAGATCCCTAAACCGATAGATGACCTTGTAGACTCTTACTGGATCAGTAGACTGCTATCACGCGCTTAGAGTACTCTGTTCCCCCGGACGACTTAGATATCTGTTATATTGTGCTCTGGACTTTTGTTTCATAAAAGTGCCTCTTTTCAGAAATTATTTTTTTACGAAACTTAATGCTGATTCCCAATATATAGATTAGTAAGTTATTAAAATGGCAAATCATCTGGCAACAATTGGCAATCCCGGGAGTCGAAAGGCGTCAGAAGAACTATTTAGGGCTTACATTAATTTTAACTTAAACAAAAGGCAATTAAAATGGCAAAAGAATTTGACATCTTCAATCTGAGCGTCGGTGATATCGACAGCTACCAGAAATCAGAAAGTAAAGGCAGCGATCTTTACAAACCCACAGCCGATCAAGGCAAAGATGGGGTCTACACTTCATTAGTACGTTTCGTACCGAATCCGAAGAATCCACAAAAATCAATCATCCGCAAGTTCGTCTACTGGTTAGAAGACGGAGAAGGCAAAGGGACTTATTACGACTCTCCATCTACGGTGGGAGAAAAATGTCCAGTGCAAGATCTCTTCTTCAAGCTTAGAAACTCAGACTCTGCAGTTGATAAGAAAATGTCGGAGAAACTCAAGAGAAGAGAGATCTATTACTCTCTGATCCAGATCATCAAAGATCCACAAAATCCAGAGATGGAAGGATCAGTGAAAGTATTTAAGTATGGTTACCAGATCAAACAAAAGATCGATGAAGAATTGAATCCTCAATTTGATGAACCATGCCAAGTATTTGATCTATTTGAGGGCAAGAATTTCGAGCTTAAAGTTACTAAGAGCGCAGGTTACAACAGTTTCACTGCATCTAAGTTCCAAGGCAAGAGAACTGCAATCGCGATCAACGGTTCATTCATGGAAAATTCTAAAGAAGACAGAACTAAGATCATGGAATATCTAAAAGACGTTCCTGAATTAGATTCTTTCGACTTTAAACCATGGGATGACGCTACAAGAAACAATGTAGAAAGAATGTTGGACAATTATCGTTCTCCAGGAACGGCGATTGGAAAAGTCGCTTCTTCTAAAAAGGAAGAAAGCTACAGCAGCTTAGATGATCTTAACTTTGATGACGAGCCGAAAAAAGCTCCAGTTAAAGAAGAGAGAAAAGCTTCGGCTCCTGCACCATCAGCACCGGCTGAGGAAGAAGGAGACTTAGATGATTTCTTAAAAGGCTTAGATCTATAAACTATGGACATCACTGACAACATAAAGTCAGGGATCATAGACAAAGTCGAATCTATACTCGAAAAGAATCACAATTCTTTAGAGAAGAAGAGACTGAAACAGATGCATCAGAGGTTGAATTTCGCATGTCCTTATTGCGGAGATTCAACCGAAGATGACAAGAAAAAGAGAGGCAATCTCTATTGGGAGAGCCTTTCTTTTCACTGTTTTAACTGTGGAAAACACAGAGATGTCGATTCCTTTCTTAGAGATTTTGAAGAAGGATTTGAGGGAGACGCTAGGGTTGAATTGGTGAAGATGGTCAGAGAGAAGAAGAAGTATGAAGTATCACACATCGTGAAATTTGATCTCTTCTTGGAACTCGACAACCTGTCAATACCTAAAGAGGAGCTGTTCAAACAGCTCAACGTCTATCCGATAAATGAAAGGACGAAGAGAGCCTATGCTTATTTAAGAAGCAGGTTGCTCACCCAGCACATGGAATGCTTTGGCTTTGATCCCAGAAAGAACCTCTTATATGTCTTTAACTTGGACACATCAGGAGAAAGGGTCATCGGTTACCAGGTAAGACCTCTGGGAACGGCAGACGTAAAATATCTGAGCTATAACTTGGAAAGAATGTACAAGAGGCTCAACAAAGTTCTTGAATTTACCCCTGAAAAGATCGACTCGCTTAACAAGATATCGATGCTCTTTGGAATATTACATCTAGATTTTGCTAGAGACTTCACAGTCTTTGAAGGTCCGATAGATGCAATGTTCATGAGAAATTCGATAGGACTTACGGGAGTCAGAAAGAACGTGGACGATTTTGATGAACTTGATTCAGTGAGATACTTCTTCGATAATGATAGAGAAGGAATCAAGAAGATCATAGAAAAGATGAAGATTGGAAAGAAGGGATTCATGTGGAAGAAATACATGACCGATAATAAACTTACTCGTCATAAGATCAAAGATCTGAATGACTTGGTCAAAGTGGCATACAAAGAAAAAAACAAAGACATCATCAACAATATAAATTTATATTTCAGCGATAACCCCAGAGACATAATTTATGTTTAATGAAAACGAAGTGATGGACGAGATCGATAAATTCTTTGAAGACAACGAAAAGAGCAAGAAGAGATATAAGCTTCTCTTGCAGTTTGGATTGTCTCCGAAATATAAAGGCAAAGAATTAAAAATGGGTGAACCGAAAAAGAAAGAAGTCAAAAAGAAAGTTATCAAGATCCACAAAAAAGGAAAGCCTGATAACGATAACATTTTTTAAATGAGCGAGACAAAGACAAAGACAGCGGATGAAAGAACCCAAGAACTCGAAGACAAGCTCATCGCAGATCGGGAAAAGTGGTCCACTCGGATATTAGAGATGGTCAAATCTTTAAAACAGATAGACGTCCTCGCTGATGCTCAAGTGAACATGCTCTCCTACCGACACATGATAGTAGATCAGATTACTGATATACAAAGTGTCATATACAAGAAGAAAGAAGCTTACGAAATAAAATATAGAGAGAAATACATAGAATATACTACGAACGGCAACCTAAAGCTCAATGGAGGAGAAAAGGATCGTTTCGTAAAAGCAGATCTTACACCTATTCAGAGACAGATATCTCTACTCGAATCTCACCTTGATTTTTACAGGGAATGCATAAGAACACTCGATAATTCAGCGTTCGCTATCAGGAACCGTATCAGACTAGCTGAGGACGATTTTTAAAAAAGAAAAAGTAAATGGACTTAAGACTATCAGAAGATAGAAAGTTTTTAATCATAGATGAATGCACGGAAATCGAGTACGAGCAAATGCGCTTGTCTTTGACCAAACGTATTGAAGGGTGGAGATTCCATCCCCTCGTAAAAAAGAGACTCTGGGACGGCTACATCTCTTACATCAAAGGAAATAAAATACCTTCCGGTTTGTGGAAAGAAGTTCTTGATATTGGACAGGAATATTCATTTGAGACAAAGATTTCAGGGATCAAAAAACTCTTCGATGAAGAGATCAAAGAAGAAGAATTCACGAAATGGGCCACTGAATTTTTTGAAAAACACCCTAAATATCAACCGAGAGACTATCAGATTCAAGCAGCTTTCAGGATCTTAAAATATAGAAGATGCTTAGCTGAGTTAGCAACATCAGCAGGAAAGACCCTCATCAGTTTTATGGTGATCGCTTATCTCTTAGAAGTCTTGAAGATGAAGAGGATTCTTTTCATCGTACCAAACGTCTCTCTGGTACTTCAAGCAACGGAAGACTTTGATGAGTACAATTTAAAAGACAGGATCCCATTAAAAATCCAACAAATATACTCAGGAGCTAAGATCAAGAAGAGCTCAAATATCGTAGTAGGAACTTATCAATCCCTAGTAAAGAAAGATCCAGAATATTTCGAAGAGTTCGATGTCGTGATGGTCGATGAGACCCATAAAGCAAAATCAAATTCTATTAGAAGCATCATGGATCTCTGTTGGCACTGCGATTATAGATTCGGTCTATCAGGAACTATTCCAAAGAAAGGGACTATCGATAGGCTGACTCTCATGGCTTGTACTGGACCTTTGATCACTAACGTGAGCGCTAGTTTCTTACAAGAGCAAGGGCACGTATCTCCTTGTAAAGTTACCATCATTGAGATGGACTACGCATCAGAAGAACAGAAAGAGAGCTTCTATTTTCTATCGAAAAGAGCTGAAGACAGAAAGAATCTTTTTAGTCTCGAACAGAATTTTGTGATCTCTTCCCAGAAAAGAAAGCAGTTCATCGTAGATATTATCGGTAAGACTAATCATAACAGTCTAGTCTTATTTTATCGAATAGAACAAGGCGAAGCTCTATACAATGCTCTGAGACAGATCCCAGGAAAAGAAGTCTATTATGTAGACGGTGGTACTGATAAAGACTTCAGAGAGATCTTCAAAAAGAAGATGGAGAAGAACGATAATGTGATTCTCGTGGCCAGCTATGGTACATTCTCCACAGGTATCAGCGTGAAGAAAATCCACAATATCTTCCTAACTGAAAGCTTCAAATCAGAAGTTATCATTAGACAGTCAATAGGTAGAGGTCTTAGAAAGCACGAATCCAAGAATATGTTGAACATTGTCGATTTTGTCGATGACATGAGATTCACCGGTGATGGCAGACTATTTAAGAACTATCTTTACAGACACGGAGAAGCCAGAAGGGAGATCTACACAGAGCAAAAATTCCCATATACCATTAAAAATATCAAATTCTAAAGATATATAGTTAAAATTGTCAAAAAATTAAAATTAGGGACATGCAACCAATTCAAAAATTCTCAGACTTCCAGAACAAGCGAGCAGAAAGTGCTCAAGCTGTTAAAGAAGCTGATTTGCAAAAAGAATACGGCGAAGTATTCACATCTTTACTTAAGAAATACGGAGTAAGTTCACCAGCTGAACTTGATGACGCTAAGAAGAAAGAATTCTTCAACGAAATCGGTGATTTCTACAAAGCAGGCGAAGGCCAAACAGATAAAGGAGAAGATCTAGTAGATAAAGAGGGCGGCGAAGCTCCAGTCAAAGAAGAAGACGAATCTACTGAAGATGACGAAGAAAAAGAAAAAGAAGAAGCACCGGCTGAAGAAGCTCCTAAAGAAGAAGCACCAGCTGAAGAAGCTCCTAAAGAAGAAGCACCAGCTGAAGAAGCTCCTAAAGAAGAAACACCAGCTGAAGAAGCACCTAAAGCTGAAGATGACGAAGAAAAGAAAGAAGAAGTAGAAGAAGCTGAAACTAAAGGAACTGAAATTAAGAAAGCTCCTGAAGAAGATACAGAAGACGAAGTAGAAAAAGAAATTGTTGATATGGGAGAGCCTGAAACAGCAGGTGGTGAAGTTCCAAAGCAAGAAGAGCCAGTAACTCCAGCTGCAGATACTCACGATGATCCAGAAGCTGGTAAAGCTGCTGAAGCTGTTCCAGATGAGGAAACTGCTAAAGAGATCGAAAAAGAAAAAGTAGAAACAGGAAAACCTGAGAAGGTTGTAATGGACTTCGATTCTTTCGTTAAATCTAATTTTGCTCCTAAGGGCTAATTGAAACTTTTAACACTATCATAAATATAAAGGGAAAGCCACTAAGCTTTCCCTTTTATTATGCTTAATACTGATCTCAACAAACGAAAACTCAAATACTCTTTCCTTAAAGAGGGATTTGTAATCATAGATGATTTCTTTCAGCAAGATTACGCTGATAGAGTTTTCAACCATTTCAATAATGAAATGCCGCAATGGTGGTGGAGTGTAAGCACTAGACCTGCTCCAGATGGAGAACAGAAGATGCACAATTGCTACTATAATGACGAGAACTCTGATCTTATCGAAGAAAAAGAGAAAGCTGCAAGAGAAGCATTTGCAATATCTCAATTTTCATATATCTTCAGAAGAACCCTAGACGATCATGTCAAAGATTGTAATTGCACGGAATGTCAACTTAGAGCTTATTTAGCTACTTCTGAGATACACAATTTCATCACAAACATCACAGATATTCCTGTACAACATAGCTTTGAACTTTTTGCGTCTTGGTATAAAGAGGGAGATTTTCTTTCAATGCACAGCGACGGTGATAACGGACAAGTTGGATTTGTTTACAACATTAGTAAAGACTGGAGACCTGAATGGGGTGGAATGCTACACTTTTTAGAAGAAGGTAGACCAAACGTAGTAAAGAAAGTGATCTCTCCTAGATACAATGCTTTAGTTCTTTTCGATCTTTCCACTACTGCCGGAGCTGATCATTTCGTTTCTCATGTGAATACATCTCAAGCAAAAAGACTTTCATTCACAGGCTGGTTCAAATAGTATCACATTTCACATTTTTTAACTAAATTTGTATATGCTTCTACAAGAGATATACAGAGAAGAACCGTGGAAGATGCTGGTCGGCTGCATCCTATTAAATCAGACGACCAGAGTACAGGTCGATAAAGTCAGAGAAGAGCTCTTTTTGACATGGCCTGATCCTATCTCTATGGCAGAAGCAGATCCTAATGCTATAGCTGAGGTAATTAAACCTCTGGGCCTCTATAATAGAAGAGCACGTACCCTTATCAAATTTAGCAGAGACTGGACTGAGAAAGATTGGAAAGAACCTATTGAATTACATGGAATTGGAAAGTACGCACAAGATTCCTGGGAGATCTTCCAGAAGAATAACTTTTCTACACAACCCACCGATAAAGAATTGCGGGGTTATCTTGAACACATGAATAAATAAGAATATGATAAGCACCATACCTGAACTAGACAAGCTTTACCGCGAGAGAGGAGAGGACTTTTTGAAAGATCTCTTTGATTCTTACGTGATCATATCTGAGAAGATAAACGCGTCAGATTTCTATTGCAAAAGAATTGGCAATTCTCTTCTCTATTTTAAGAAAGGAGAAGAACCTATCAATCTTATCGATAGAACTCTAGCTTATTTTTATGAGAAAGGAATAAGACACTTTGAATCACTTCCAAAAGAAATAAAGGCACAGATGCCTGACGATTGGACCTTCGGATTTGATTATTTCCCAGGCGATAATTCAATATACGGAACAGTACCTCCATCAGGATTGATACTGAGCAGAATTTTGATCAAGTCTCCAGAGACTCAAAGAACACTAAAAACTATCGAGGACCCAAGAGTTCTAGCTGAATGGTCGCATAAATTGGCAGTGCAAGAAAATCCTCCTCTATTTGCAGGAAGATTAGATGATGAAAGAAAATCTAAACTCTTAGATTTCTTAGCTACACCTAAAGATGAACTGAAAGAAATTCTCGGTACTGAATCTTTTTTCAAATACCTCTTTAACATACTAGACCCTAAAGGCTATTACATGTACAGACCGCTATTATCAAAAGACGATACTAGCATCTTCGATTCTATCATTTTCAAATTTGTAAAGCCAGGAGAGACTAAAGTACTCACTGCAAAGATGGTAGATCCTTACATGCATTCTTTATACACAAAAGAAAAATCTCAAAGAGGAACAGTAGATACTGTCTCAATACTCTTGTTAGATCTTTTAGAATTTATAGAAACTAATGGTATCAAGCCAGAAATGGCAATAGGAGAATTTCCAGATGAAAAGTATCTAAATTTACTCTGTTCTATCTACAACGATTACATGGATAAGAAGCAAGGAGATTTGCAAAAATTAGATTTTGAGACGAGAGATTTTGCTAAAGCAGTTGAACATTCTCTGAACGTAGACATGATTCAAAACGACAAGACTAAAGAAATTGTCTCATCTACTGAGAACAATTCA